GTTACAATAAAAACCAAAATAATAGATAAAACTAAAGATAAATTAATTAATCGCGAGGAATTTATTAAAAAACTTAATACTATTGTTTCTAAAAAAAATATACCTAATGACGAACCTATAATTTCTGAACCTCCGAAAAAAAAAGCAACAAAAATACCAACAAAACTAAAACTTGTTGAAGAAATAACAGATTCTACAACAGCTGTAACAAAAACTGATCCAAAGCCTAGAAAAACCAAACAACCATCTTTTTCTATTATTGCAGATGATATTGATATTCAACAAATCATTGGAGATACTAAGGTTATTGAAAGATTACCAACAAAAGATAAAAAAGTATTATTACGAGCAAATGCTTATTATATGAATAATAGAGAATCGTTCATTAATTTTATAAATGCTCTCTATAAACCATTTAAAGAAGAATTTGATTTAGCATCTAAAACATTATCATGTGATAGACCAAAGGATGCTCAATTTCAACTATTGACACATCAAAAAATAGTTAGAGACTATTTGAATTTATATTCTCCATATAGAGGACTATTACTATATCATGGATTAGGTACTGGTAAAACATGTAGTTCTATTGCTATAGCTGAAGGATTAAAAACTGATAAGCAAATTATTGTAATGACACCTGCTTCATTAAGAGTTAATTATTTACAAGAACTTAAATCATGTGGTGATCCATTATATAAAACTAATCAATATTGGGATTTTATACCTATTGATAAAAATTCTGACAAAAAATTAATAGATACATTGGCTTCAGTTTTAAGTATTTCTACAGAATATATTAAAAAACATGGAGGTGCTTGGTTAGTAAATGTTAAAAAAAAATCTAATTTTAATCTATTAACAGCTGAACAAAAAAAAAGTTTGGATTTACAAATTAATGAAATGATAACACATAAATATAGATTTATTAGTTATAATGGTATACGACAAAGTCATGTAAAAGATTTAACTCAAAATTATACAACTAATTTATTTGATAACAAAGTTGTTATTATTGATGAGGCACATAATTTTGTCAGTAGAATTGTAAATAAATTAAGACTTCCTGAATCTCCTAGTATGAGATTGTATGAATATTTATTATCTGCACAAAATTGTAGAATTATTTTTCTATCAGGTACTCCTATTATTAATTATCCTAATGAAATTGGTATTATGTTTAATATGTTAAGAGGTTATATTAAAACATGGAGTTTTCCATTAAATATAAAAACTACTAAAAAAATAAATAAAAATGAAATGATATCAATCTTTAAAAATCTAGAAATTATTGATTATCTTGATTATAAACCAGCATCTAAAATATTAACAGTTACTCGTAATCCTTTTGGATTTATAAATGTTAATAAAGATGGTACATATAAAGGTGTTTCTAATTTTAAAATAGGACAAAAAGGTCAAATTGATGATGATACATTTATCAAATTAATTACATCTATATTAAAGGCTAATGATATTGATATTATGACTTCTAGTATAAAAGTTGAAAATTATAAAGCTTTACCAGACACTTTAGACGAATTTAAAAACTTTTTTATTAGCCCTACTAATAATAATTTAACAAATGAAAATCTTTTTAAAAGAAGAATAATAGGATTAACTTCACATTTTAGAAGTGCTACTGAAAAACTTATGCCTAAATATAATAAAGATATTGATTTCAAGGTATTAAAAATACCTATGAGTGATTTTCAATTCGGTGTTTACGAACAAGCACGACAAGAAGAGAGAAAATTAGAAAAACAAAACAAAAAGAATGCAAACAAAAAGAAGGGACAAGGTGATGTATACAAAGAAACAGTATCTACTTATAGAATATTTTCCCGTGCATTTTGTAATTTTGTTTTCCCTCTTGAAAATCCAAGACCTATGCCATCAAATGATAAAAATATTAATAGTACTATTGAAGAAAATATAGATGAAGATATTTTAGATGCTGTCCCAATTAGTGAAAAAATACAAAATACTGATGGTCTTTATGGAGCTGATGATGTTGATATTCTTGAAGCAGCCGAAAAAAATAATCAGGATGATTCCTACCCAAAAAGAATAAAGGATGCATTAATTTTTCTACAAACAAACCAAGATAACTTTTTATCAAAATCTGGATTAGAAACATATAGTCCCAAATTCTTAAATATGTTAGAAAATATTCAAGATCCTGATCATAGAGGACTACATTTAATTTATAGTCAATTTAGAACCTTAGAGGGTATTGGTATATTGAAACTTATTTTACAGGCTAATGGATTTGTAGAATTTAAAATTAAAAAAAATGATACTGGTTCATGGCAGTTAAATTTAAAAGAAACTGGCAAACCTACATTCGCTTTATATACCGGTACAGAAGAAGACGAAGAAAAAGAAATTATCAGAAATATTTATAATGGAGATTGGGAAAAAGTTCCATCTTCTCTTGTTTCAGAAATCTCCCCTATATCAACTAATAACCTTTATGGAGAGATTATAAAGGTATTAATGATCACATCTTCTGGAGCTGAAGGAATATCATTAAAAAATACTAGATATGTCCATATTACCGAACCATATTGGCATCCTGTAAGAACAGAACAAGTTATTGGAAGGGCTAGGCGAATCTGTAGTCATCAAGATTTGCCAGAAGCATTAAGAACCGTGCAAGTTTTCCTATATCTAATGACTTTCACTCAATCTCAATTAGAAGGGGAAGCTTCGGTTCAATTGAAACAAATTGATGGTAGTAAATTTGATGATAAAATCCCAGTCTCAAGTGACGAAGCTTTATATGAAATATCAACAATAAAAGAAAAAATTAATAAAGAATTATTAACTGCTATTACTGAATCCTCTATGGATTGCTCATTATATAATAAACCCGGAAGCAAAGATGCAATTAAATGTTTCTCTTTTGGTAAAACAAATCCCTTATCATTTTCTTATAAACCTTCTATTAGCAATGAAGAGTCTGATAATATTAATGAAATCAATAAAGAAACAATTAAATGGAAAGCAGAAGAAATAAATATTCCAATTAACGGTGTAAAGAAAAAATTCGCTTTAAATAAAGCTACTATGGAAGTATATGATTATGATTCAGTTAAACAGGCTAGAGAATTTGGAAGTGATCCTATATTAATCGGTAGACTAATAGATAAAGGTGATGGTAAAATGAAATTTGTACAAGTATAATAAAATAAGTATTAAATCATAATATTTATTTTATATATCCATTCATAAATATTTATTTTATATATCCATTCATAAATATTTCTAATGTTTGTTTTATTGTTTTTGGATCGGGTGTGTTTTTTCTTAGTCTACCTTCATATGAATCATCTTTGTTTCGTCTTTTATTATTCATAATTATATCTTCAACATTAACAACATTTTCAAAACTCAATGTTCTTTCTTTTTTATCTTTACTATTACACCTCATATATGTTATCATTATATTTTATCTTCAAGCAATTTAACCGAATCTTTAATACTACTAATATATTTGTCTAGTTGATAGATAGATGATTTTAATTTTGCTAGTTCTTTTTTTATATTTATGTCTTCCAATACTTCATTTTTTATAAATGTTTTATCGGGATTCTTTTTAAATTTTTCAAATATAGATGGTTTGTCTAATAACTCAAATGAAACCTTCTTTTCTTGTTTATCTTCATTTATTTCTTTAGCATCATGTGTATTTTCTAGATTATTATTATAATTTACCCATTGCTTAGCTTCTTCTGACCTATTTGGTATATCTAACTCTTTTTCTCTTGTTTTCATTCTCTCTGCAATTAATCTATCCATATCATCACCTATTGGTGTATCAATATCAGAATCAGGTTTATCAGTAAAATTTATATCTTTTGGTTTTTTTGGATTTATCATCATATCTAAATTTGTCTTCTGTTCATTGTAAGCAATATTTAATTTATCTGATTGTTCATTTTTCATATCATTAGATTTATAAATAACCTTTAATTTTGAGTTATTTTGTTCTTTTTTCACTTTGTCTATCATATCAATAGACATTGATATAGCAATCTTATTTTTTTCTAATACTCCAGTATTATTATACTCAGTATTTACATTACTTAATATTGATTCAAAATTTTTATTAATATCACTAAATTTGTCGTTAGGTATACCATTAAACATATCATTTTCTTGAAGAAAATTCCATAATAAACCTTTATTATCTTTATCTAAAAAACTCATATTTTATATAAAGAGATAATTTTATATCTTTATTCTATTGTATATTAAAATATTTATTGCGAAGATTAAAAACTTCTTGGTCATCTATTTTATTCTTTAGAAAATATTCTACATTGGTATCTTTTAACATTTCAATTATAAAATATAAACTATACATTCCACATTCAGATTCTGTTTCTTGATGTTCTATCTTATTTTCATAATACTTAAAGTCTATTCCTAATTGTTTCCCTTGTTTTATTATACCATCTATAAATTTTTTTACTTCACTTGGAGGTTTATTACCATTACTATCAAAATATACAATAAATTTTTTTTTAATATTTATAAATAATGATATCCAATGTTCACCTTGTTTATAATGAGGATGTGTGTTAAAAATTACTCCGATCTTATTCTTTTCTTGCTTTATTTCTTCACTTAAATTAAATTTACAAAGTTCTTCCCAAACACATTCGCCATATAATTTATGTCTATCAAAATCAATAGGAGATGGTCCTAAAAATGCAAAACATTTATAAAATTTCTCATATTGTTTCATTACTTTTTCTATATCTACACTACTTAACCATTCATCAGGATTATTTTTCCATTCACTCGGAGCTTTTGGAGCAAATGTATAATTAAGTAATTCATTATCTAAATTACCTTTCATAAAATTACTTCTTAACCAACAAGATTCTTTATTACAACTATTAGACATATTTTCTTTTAAAGAATTCCAAATTACTTTTGAATCATTTGATTTTATTTTATTCCTAGGATGTCTAATATTCCATAACTGTTTCATTCTATGTAATGATTTATCACTATAACATGAGTATTTTTTTTTCTCTGGATTTGGACTGCATTTAGCTTTGTTAAAATCTTCACTGTTTTTTTTATTTTTTATTGTTCTATTATTCCTTTTTTTATCTTTATTGTCTTTATTGTCTTTATTGTCTTTATTGTCTTTATTGTCTTTATTGTCTTTATTGTCTTTATTGTCTTTATTTCTCTTAGACTTCATCATATTTA